TTCTTAGAGGGAAATCACGAGCTTCGACTTAGAAGAGCTCTGATCGATAAACTTCCTCAATTGTTTGGGATCAAGAGAGCTGATGTCAGTGAAGATGAGAAGTCTGTTCTTCATTTGGCTAATTTAATGAGATTTAATGATCTTGGATGGACTTATTGGGACAAACCATCAGATGTTTATCCTCATAGTGAATATGAAGTTGTCAAAGGTTTGTTTGCAACTCACTCTGGATCTGCATTAAGAAAACAAGCTGGAATGAGTGCTTTGTCATCTATTGAAAGAATCAATGGATCGATCATTATGGGACATACTCACAGACTTGCAATAACACATCAAACTCGTTGGACTGGCGAGGAAATGAATTTATATTCTGCAATTGAAACTGGCACACTTGCTGATCTAAAAGGTTTGGGATATTCCAAACATCCAGATTGGCAAGGAGGATTTGTGACTTTAGTTGTAGATCGAAAGAAAAACACATTTCATCCAGAGCTGGTGGTCTATGACAATAACACGATCACTTGGAGAGGATTCTTCTGGACTCTAACGACTAAAGGAGTCAAAACAAATTATGAAAGCAACAGTCAATCTTAATCAAATATTGCAAGGTGGTCTCGCTGGATTAGTGGCTTGGTTATTTAAAACAGTTAATGATATGCAACAAGAAGTTGCAACATTAAAAGCTCAAGTCAATGCTTATCAAGAAAGCATATCTGGTTTCAATCAAAACTTAATAATCATCGAAGAAGTCATTCGTGAAATTCTGTTCAAAGTAGGTGGATAATGGATTGCTGTGGCAATGGTTGTTGCACTGGTGACAGATAATGCTTCAAAAGATAAAAGATAATCTTGCAATTGTAGTGACTGCAATCACTCTGATGGGATCTATCGGTGCTGGGATTCAAAGTCTTGGTGCTGTTCTGACCACATTGAGCAACATAGATGAAAGAATGAACTCTATCGAATACAGATTTGAAGAGCTTCGATCTGAAACTATGGTTTCAAATGATATTGCAACACTATATGAGAAAGTCAATCAGTTAGAACAAATCAGCTATGAAGCTGATCAGTTTAGAGATCAGATCGTTTATCTCAATGCTGAATTTCAAAACTTAGACAAAAGACTCAGTGATCTGGAATGGAAAGTTGATGACTTTCAAAACAGATATATCTCTGATCTCAACAATCCCTCACAAGACTCTCAGTCATATGAGTTGATGAAATGGGAATGGCAAGACTTATTGAAGAAGATAACAACTTTGGAGAATAATCAGCTTGAGAGCTGGGAGTTCGATAACTTAAGAGATCGAATTGCTTATCTCGAAGCATATTCCCATCAACATTAAGGAGAAAGAAAATGTTTAAAGATATTGATTTTAAAGATCTTGGGGAGCGTTGCGTGGCAACATTTCTCGAAACATTCTTGGCTATGATCACAGCTCAAGCAATGACTGGTGGAGACAATGATCTCTTGCAGTCTGCTTTTGTCGGTGGTCTTGCATCTGTCTTGGCTTTGCTGAAGACAGTAGTGAAGAACTACAATGTCAAAAAATAACGACTTCACACAGAAAGAGATGCTCGTGATGATACTTGATCGACTTGATCAGATGGATGAAAAGATTTCTGATCTGTTGAATGATAAAGTCTCTAGGAAAGAATTTTATTCAGTTTTAGGGATCATAATGACTTCTCTGATCGTAGTTGGATCGTTTATATATTAAGAATTAAAAGGGGGGCTCTAATTCTTGGAACTCCCCAATTCTTTTATTTAAGAACTTCCAAAGTTTAAACACTTCATATTTGTCTTGATCATCTTGATATAAATCCTCTGTCCACTCAACAACATCAGCATCAGACATTTGTCCAAGCATATTTGTGAACTGAATGATCTGTACTGGTGAATCATCCAAATCTCTAGCCGACCAGATATTGATATTCTCTCTGAGACTCTTATCAAGTTTGGTTTTCATCAAGACTTGTTCATACTCTTTCTTGACTGAGTTCTTCTTTTCCCCATCATCAAAATAAATAAAATTATCTATAAACTCTGGAATGTCGATCAATGATGAATCTCTTCCAAATAATACAAATTCTCTGATCCAAGTCTCAATCTTATGCAATGGGACAAGATCTTCTCCCACTGAATCCCTCAAATAATATTCAAACAAAGCAAATGATCTTTCTGCTAATACCTTGATCAATGCTTTAAATAAATTCTGATCTTTCACAAATGCTGGTGTCTTAGATTCAGACTTCTCCCAATAAGCAAGTCTTTTGTGATCTGTTGCAATTCCTTTTCTAGCTAATTCAGTTGATAAGTGATGATGAGAAAGGTTTGCACAAAATTTTCTTATAAAAATATATCTATCAATTATCTCAGTAGCTTCAATTCTATCGGCACTCCATATTGCAGTGTCATCATCATTCAACAACAACAAAAATCCATTGAGCTGATCTATATGAGCAATAAAATTGTTTTTTCTTTTATCAAGTCCAAACAATGATTCTCCAAATGGTTGATCAAGATTCTTTGCTAGTTTTTTTAATTGTGCATAAGAATAAACTGTCTCAAAACAAACAAACTGAACACTTTGATTTGGTTGGAATACGATTGCAGTTATATAAAAGACATCAGTCTTCAATTTCTTAGCAATCCCCTTTTCAGCTAAATTCTGTCCAAGATCATAACTCCAGAAAGCTGATGGTCTAAATAGATCCTCTGAACTAAGAGTTCCAACAAATATTGCTTCAGCAAGTGTGGACTTTCTCAAATCAATAAGATTCTGCTCAACATATGGATCTGGATCAGAGTTTGGAATGCTATTAAAAAAATTATTTATATGAGCAACCTTGAAGTCATCTTGAATGAACTTATGCTCTGGAAACATAATGTCTTTATCCATATGGATCTGAAAAGTATTTAAGAAGCCACCAGTCTGTCCAGTATATAAAACAGAGTCCCACTTCTTTTGAAATAGACTTCTGACTTTCTTGTCTTTTAATGAAAAGAATAGATCACGATAGTTTGCATCAATATCATATGCAAACAAGCTCTGCTTCTCAGAATCGTTGTTCATTATTTCTTTGCTCATAATTATTAATCATAAATCATCGATTCTCTAAGTCAAGAGTTTGGGAAAAATAATTAAAATACTTGTCTTTTATTTCCCATCAAATTCCACAGCTGTGATATAGTTAGAACAAATCTTTTGGGAAAATAGAGACATAATTATGTCAATAGTTTCCCAGAGGGAAAGAAGAGAAGATTGAAAAATTTGATGGGGCTGTGTGTCTCCTTTAGAGACCATAGAATTTTTGAAACTTCTCCAAGACCAAGAGGAATGATATGCAAGACAGCAAATTGTTGCTCTCAGTCAAGGAGATTGTTGAACTCACTGGCTGGAGCAAAGCTACAACTTATCGGTTGATTGATACTGGACAGCTTCAAGCTGTACCGACTGGATCATCAACCAAACTTAAACCTTTAAGGGTTGAAAAATCTGTTCTTATGTCGTTGATCAGAGGTGATCAATAATGGCGAAGAGAGATATTTGGTTTCAACTTGATTCAAGGATATTCAACAAATTTGAAGTGATCCACATAGCAAAAACACTTGGGATCACAATTAATGAGACCATAGGAGCTCTTGTGAGACTGTGGTCTATATCAATAACTGACTTCCCAGATGGAAAAGGAATCCTTATGTCTGGAAAGCTACAAGTCACAAAAGACCATCTCCCAAGCATTATGGCTCTGGATTTAGATGGTGATCAGATATATAAAGCATTGCACGATTGTTCGTGGATCGATGAAGTTGATGGGACTGTGTCCCTACCAGATTGGGAGAAAAAAATTGGTCAGACCATTCTGAAACTTGATCGTGATAAGAAGAGAAAACAGACTGAGGGAGATTTATAATGTCAAAAGAATTATCAGCTTTTCAATCTCAGTCTGACTCTTCTTGGCGTGAAAAGATATTTCCACTTATTAAGGATCAGATATTTGAGCAACTTGCTCTTCTCACTAATACAGATATGAGAATGAGTGATCAGCAGAAGTCTGGTTTTATGAAATGCTATTGGGATCTAGTAGCACAAGAGCCAAGTCTTGATGAGATGAAAATTGCCCAGCAGTCTTATATTGCACACTTTCATCACATCCCATCCCCTTTTGCTTATGTGAAGCACTTCAATCGTTTTAGAACTGGATTGATGCCAATTCCAAAAGGTGAAGTCAATAAACAGATCGAAGAGAAATCTCGTGAAGCAAAGATGAAAAAATGGATCGAACAAATGGAGGATGGCAATGAGTGATCTGAAGTTTGTTATTGAGGAATTTTTGATGAAGATTGATAACTGGCACGACTACAAGTTCTCTGATCGACAGCTCCAGACAATTGCTCCAGAGTTTCGACAATTCAACAGCTCTGTGCTTCTCAATGTTTTGAAATTGACTCAAGGGATGTCTCGAAAGCCATCTCCAGCCAAATTAATGTCTATGTGCAGAGATGAAGTCACAAAGCAATTTGCTGAAAGACAGATCGAAGCTCCAGATGAAGATCCATCAACTTGGATGACATCAAAAGAATATGCCAGATCTCAAGGATTTGATTCTTTGGTTGAGCTTATAAGACACAAGATTGAAGAAGATGGTGGCGAAATGTCTGATGGATTAGAGAAAGCAGTTGGTGATCTATAATGAAAATCTCTAAGAAAGCTGAAGAGCACATCAAAACAATTATTTCGTTTTATACAGCTTCAGAAGAAATCGGAAGTCCAAGACTATCAAATATGAAACTTGAAAGATCTGTCTCTGGATCTAAGACAGCTCCAGACAATTATGACAAGAACTTCAACAAACAACTTTCAAATCGTAGATATATAACAAAAAAACTTGGTCAGATAGCTGATCAATGTGTCTCAATGATTAATGGAGAAGCTGTTCGATATGAATCAAAACAATGCAAGATCGACTCTTGTGACTTAAAGAATAAAAGAGTTCCTATTGATCAGAAGTTTTGTGCTGGATGTGGGAGGTCTTATGAGTGATCCAATAAGAGCCACATCCAAATATATCAATGAAGTTCCAAGTGAAACTGAGGTCAGAAATACATCTATCTTTCAAGTACTAAGAAAGTTCAATTCTGTTTGTTTGCAGATACTTTTGAAAGTAGATCCAAACTTTAAGAAATATGGGACAAAGATTGTTGATCAAAAGTTTGATGATATTGAAGTGATTAAGAG